ACGCCCTGGCCCGCGCCGCCTGCCCGCTTCCGGAATTGGTTCTCGGCGCGGGGCTCTCTGCATACGCGGCAAATCTTCGGCGGTTCAGACAATGGAAAGTCTCCTTCAATACTGTGTAATCGGGCTAGAGGGTCTCGTCGGTGGCGATGCCCTGGAAAAGCGGGTGGGCCATGCGGTGGTTCCGCATCTGGAAGCACCGGGCGGCAAAGCCCTCGATAGCTATAGCCGTGTCGAGGTCACCGTCGGCGACGAACGCCGGAACGCAGCTTTCGGAGATATCCGCGAGGGTTTCGGCGGGGTCCTCGCCGCCGTCGGCCGCGCTGAGGGCACGGATCAGGGTGACGCGGAGGCCATGCATGTTGGGGTCGACGAAGGCCAGCGCGTCGGCGGCCTCGCTGAGGATGCGCGCGTAATTGTCGGCGGGAGTGGTGGGCTTAGTCATTGTGAGGGCCTTTCAGTTGGGGTTACGGAAAGGGAGAGGGCCAGGAGCGCCGGATTGCTCACGGCGGCCCTGGCGGGGCTCTACGCCTGGGCTAGCTCGAAGGCGTACTCGGCGGAGCGCCGGGCAAGCCCAGCGGCGGCGGCCGTGTGCTCCTCAACAGCCTTCGGTCCCTGGGCGCGCGCGGCTTCGCGGGAGCGGGAGACGTCTGCGTCCTCACCGATCGCGTCGAAGGCGGCGCGAAGGATTCCCGATGTAGCGACGACCGTCGCGTTCAGCGGGATTGAAGCCAGCGTGTCGAGGAAGTGGACGCCGGGCCAGCCAGACGAGGGGGCGGCAGGTGCTGCGCCTTGTTTTTTACGTGCCATGCTCAGCGGCTCCAGCGTGCTCGGGCAGCCTTCCGGGCGGCACGAGAGGCTGACGGCCGGACGCCGGACTGGCCCGGTGCCTCGTCGTCTTCCAGGCGCAGATCCAAGACGCCGAGAAGACGGACCAGGATTGCGCGTTGCTGGCGCGCTTCAGCGAGGAGCGGTGAGGGGCGGCCTGTAGGAAGGACCGGGCCGGTCGTCCGGATCGCGTCCTCGATGACCCGGAGAGTGTCGATGGTCTCGGCGGCCTGGAGGAGGGCGGCGGTCTCCGGGATGCTCAGGTCGTAGTCCTCAACGGCGGCGGCGTAGAGTTCGGCGCCGGAGACGCCGAGGTGGGCGGGGACTTCGAGGGGTTCAGTTTCAGGCATGGGGGGCCTTTCGGGAGGGGCCGTTAAATGGCAGGACGGGCGTGGGCGGCCTCCCAAGGCGAGGGCCGGAGCGGAGGCGGGGGCAGCACTGGGAGGCGCGGAGGCGCCAGGAAGCGGCGGAGCATTTAAGGCTCGAAAACATGGCACGCACGCAGACGGCGAGACGCTCAGCCACTTCGGGTCGAGAGGAGGGCGTACCTGGGAGTCCCTCCCCAGGTCCGGGACACCGTCAATAGACGACCCGGACGGCCGGGGGCTAGGGCTGGCTCGTGGTGGCACTACAGGGGCCGCGTTGATCCAGTCGTGATCGTGCGGTATGCGCCGGAAAGACCGCTCCACATCGTATGCACGGGACAGCCCGGCGTCCGGCGCGTAGGCGCGGCGCCGGTGCGTTTGATGGAATTTTCGGTGCGACCATCGCGTGCAAGTGGCGGCGCACCGTCCGTTTACCGGGCAACGCACTGGCCTTCCTGTCGAGCTTGGAGGGCAGTCCGGAGTGCCTCGTGGCGGCGGCCGCTTTCTTCCAGACGCTCGCTGTGTCCGGCGTCGTGCGGGAGCGGGGCTGTGGCGAGGACGTGGGCGACGACACGGTCGACGGTGTTATAGGAGAGGGACACGATGGGCCTTTCGGTTGGGGGTTGGTGGTGCTACCGGCGCGCGCGGTGCGCGGCCAGATCCAAGACGGCGCCGTCGGTGCCGGTGGCGGTGAGGCGGTCGCGCTGGAGAGTCAGGGCGCCGAGCCGGTCCCCGGAGCGGAGCCGGGCGACGATGTCGGCGCGAACGTCGTTGCCGAACTCCTCGGCCATTTCGTCGGCTAGCTTGGAAACGACGCGCTCGATAACGGCATCTGCAAGATTCACAGTGATTCCCTGTCGGGTGGAGGGGTCGAGGACGATGTAGAAGCGGGCGCCGTGGGAGTAGCGGCGGGCGCCCAGGATCTCGTCGGCGACGGCGTAGAACTGGCGGGGGCCCGGCTCGCGGAGAGCTTTGAAGGTGGGCGTACTGAAGGCGTCGCTCTCGGCGATCTCGTAGAGGTCCGATGCCAGGATGCGGGCGCCGGGCTTGGCGTCGTTCTCCAGGTAGTGGAGAAGCCATGCCTCGGCGGCGGCCTTTGCCTCGCCGCGCTCGCGCTCGCGCTGGGCGGCTTTCGCCTCGGCGGGTGTCTTCGCCGGGCCACGCACGGCGCCGGCCTTCGGCGGGCTCCACTTCGGGGCCAGGGTACGGACCGCGGCGACCACGCCTCGAAGGTACGTGTCGACGCTCGCGCGCTCGGCTTCAGAGACGAAGAGCCGGAGATCTCGGTACGGGCGGCCAGCCTCGGCCAGGGAAAGCTCCGGGAGCGCCAGGAGCGCCGTGTGGAGCTCCTGGGTGAGGTCCGGGGGTGCCAGGAGCTCCGGGGTGGCGGAGACGCCGGACGGGCGGACTAGGAGCACAGCGCCGGAGCGGAAGACGTCGCGGGTCTCGCGGAGGAACGGGAGGGCAAAGGCCTCGGCGAGGTAGCGGGCGCTGGGCGCCTCGATGGAGAGGCCGCTTTCAAGCTTGAGCCTGAGCGGCTTGCGGTCGTGGGGGTTGCCGTCGCGGAGCGCAGCGAGTGCCTCGGTGGCAAGAGTCATGATCGGTTCCAAGGGTTTGGAGGGGCGGGCGCATGCGTGCGCGTCGCGCAGGGATGGGGCTTTTCCGGGGACCGGGTATCGGAAGGTGTCCAGTGGTGATTCGGGCAGGTATCTCTGTTAGTTGTTCAAGGCGGAGGAGTCTCGAACAAAGAAGGGGAAAAGGAATAAAAATCATCACCGGACGTCTTCCGATACCCGCGCTTCCACGGCAAGGCGCTGGCACCCGGGGGCACCGCCCTCTCCGGCGTAGGTCGCTTAGACGCCGCTGAAGGTGAGGCCGGTGAGGGGCGATACTACCCGCTCAGCGGCCTTCCGATAAGGAAGGCCGCTGAGCAAGAGAGGCGACTTAGGCGGAGGTATTGATCTTGACGACCGCGCCGCCCGCAACTTCAGTCACGGTGGCTGAGCCAGCTACGAAGCCGCCGTCGCCCTGCTTTGCGCCGACGTCCTGGGTGCGCTCCACGCGGTAGAGCGGGAGGATGCCCGCGCCGATGAAGGTCGACACGAGAGAGCGTTCCTGGGTCTTCGACGGGTCGTAGTCGCGGAGGTAGCGGAGGGAGATGCCCTCGCCATTCACGGTCTGCCCGAAGGCGGCGCCAGCAGGTACGACCGGGGCCCGGTGGGCCAGGTAGAGCGCCCCACGGGTCATGAAGAAAACCTCGGCGCCGCCAATGCGGCCCGACTCCAAAGTCTCAAAGCCACGGACACGGCCCAGGGATCCGCCGCGCAGGGCGTCGGCAGAGCCGGTCTTGTCGAAGTCCAAGGCGCCGGAGTCGAGAAGAGCATCGGCCACGTCAGACCCGATAATCGCGACCAGATCGGCCGCGGCTACGTCGATACCCTTAGCACGGAGAGCGGCGCGGCCAGCGGTGAAGAGCTTGATCGGATCGGCGGCGGAGTAGGCGAAGCCAGTGTCGGCAACGATGCCAGCAAGCAAGGCCTCGATCGTGGACTCGATCTTGTCGACGACGGCATCTACCTGCGGCATCAGAACCTGAGTCGAGAACTCCTGGATGCCCAGGCTCAGGTCGTACTCGGAGAGGCCTAGGGCCGAATAGGCATGAACATCGAGCTTCACCGGCTCCTGGCTCTCTGCGAGGGTGTCCATCACGATCGAGTTGGTCACGTCGTCGAGCGCGCGGGAGTGGGCGGTCAGGGCGCCGGGGACGTTCAGGTAAACAGTGTCGCCACGGCCTTCCTTGAAGCTGTCCTCGCCGTACTTGGCAACGAGCGAGGCAAGACGGAAAGTGCCCTTTGTGAACGCAGCGGCCACTTCGGCGACCTGCTGGGCGGTGTACTGGTTGAAGGTGCTGCTCATGTTGTGGGGTCTCCTTTGAGACGTAAATGGGAAGTGAGGGATTGCTGCCGCGGCTCGCGGGACGTGCACGTACCGGCTTGCCGGAGCGTGTAGAGGTCTAAGGGGTTGCGCTGGGTGAGCGCGGGGGTGCCGGGCGAGCGGGGCTCACGGACGGCGATCCGGCCGACGTCTTGTGGTGGGCGCATGGCTCACGGCCGCAACCTTCTGGCTTGCGTTGACGTCGTCGAAAATCGGGGGGAGACGCCGACGGCGCCCACGACGAGGGACCAACAAAAAACTCGTCGTAGCGGCGTGTCGGCGTCTCCGGTGCTCCAGTGCCGAGACCCCTCAGGGCCCGGAGCGTCCGTCGTCGGCCCAAAGCGGTGACGGAAGTAGAGGAGCCCCGGCCGGGGCGCTCTGCGCGGGGGCAAAGTGAGGCGCGGCGGCCACAGCCGGGGGCGGGAGGGAGTGGTGATTTCCCCTCTATAAGAGGAGATTGAAGGTTTTAGTCGACATAAGAGGAGATTGAAGGTTTTAGTCGACCATGCGAGCGAGGCGCCGGGCGACGGCCTTCTGGACCAGGTCCGCGCGGGCTGCCGGTGAGAGCAGGGCGAGGCTCTCCGAGCGCGCGTGGCGGGCTTCCTCGCGCTCCTCCTGAATCAGTGCGTGTTCGGTCCGGAGGAGCTTCTTACGGACGCTCTCGGCTTTCTCCCAGCGGTCTATCGCGGCCATGAGTCCGGGTCCGTGGACGTCGTCGAAGGCGCCACGCACCGGGATGATGTTCTCCTCGAAGGAGATGTCGTCGGCGTCGTACCTGGACACCGCCCAGGAGACGGAGTCGGAGCGGTCCGCGATCATGCGGTGCGCCTGGCGGAAGCGCGAAATCCGGTAGTTGAGGTTGCGGCGGTTGACGTAGAGGCGGCGGCAATCGCCAGCGTGGGCGACGGCAGGCCGACCTCGGCCAGGCCTGCGGGGCGGGAGGGGGTAGCCGCAGTGACGGCATAGGTTGGGGGTCATTTGAGGGGTCGTTTCTGGCGGTGGAGTGGGGCTCGAGAGGAGGGGAGCTCCCATTAGAGGAGGGGGGCCAGGCCGGCGTCTACTGCTCACGGTGGCGAAGCTTCTTCGCCCACCGCGAGGGTTCCCCCGAGGGAGTAGAGGGCCAACGGCCGGGAGATTGCTCACCGTCCGGCGGCTTCTACGCACTTGCCACGGCACGCAAAAGCCCCGCAGACGCCGGAGCGAATGCGGGGCTCTTGGTTACTCTGCCTTGGCGGCCGCCTCGCGGACGATCGCCTCGGCGGCCATGAAAGCGGCCGACGCCGGGTCGAGGTCTAGGGGCGCGCCCTCCGGCGTCCAGCGCGGGTGCCTGGGCCTGTGGGTGCTATCGGCAGGCTCGTCCGCGCCGTCGTAGCGTGCGTCCAGGTCGGCGTCCGCGTCGTCGTAGTAACGCGCGTCCACGTCGGCGTCCGGATTCAGGTGGGTCGCCAGCTTGTGCTCGATCCACACACGGCTAATGTCGCGCCCTGATCGGACCTCGATGTAGAGGAGCGCGCGGACGATCTCGCGTTGCTTGTCAAGGTCGAGCTCGTCAAAGCGGGCCAAGACGGTGTCCTTCATCTGGGCGTACTCGTGCATCTCGAATGACGGCTTCACGAGAAGACCCTGGGCGATCTCGTGGAGAGCAGAGGCGGCGCCCTTCTCTGTCCTTGCGCGCTCCAGTTCGGCCTCGATAGCCTCGCGCGCCGCGCGTAGTTCGACTAGACGGGTACGGGCCATGCTCGCCGGGACCAGGCCTTCGTCGCGGTCCTCGATCGTTGCGGCGACACTGGCGGTGTTCTTCTCGTGGGCCGCGATCAGGGCGGAGATACTGGAGCCGTTCGGCGACGCGGGAAAGAGGGCCGGGCCACCGGAGATAAACGTCTTCGCTATTTCGTCGCGGACGCGAGGCTCGATGATCTTCTTCAGGATCGAGACGTGGGAGAGGTCGGCCTTGCAGAGGTACGAGCGCATGTAGGTCATGGGGTGGCCGCACTCGCCACAGTGGGCGAGCCCGGAGAGCAGGTGCCGGGGCTTAGGGCCGGGGGAGGTCTTCCGGGAAGGATCGTTCAGGATCGCAACGACTTCGGCGGCCAGCGCAGCGTCGACGACGGGCACGACGACGTCGGACTCGATCTCGGCGCCAAGGTGGCGGACGCGGCCGGTGTAGTGGGGATTCTTCAGAATGTCGCTGATGCGGCGCGAGCTCCACTCCTTACCAGGCGCCGGGCTGACGCCCTCGACCGTTAGCCACTTGGTAGCAGAGCGGAGCGAGCCGCCCTCGGCGACGTGTGCGAAGAGGCGACGGACAACGACGGCCTCCGCCTCGCGGGGCGTAATGCCGTCGGTCTCATACCCATACCGTCGACGGCCAGGGACGGGCCGCCCGCCAGCGGTGCGGGACTCATTCGCCCGCTTCTGGCGCTCTGACTTGCGGCGGACCTCGAAGCGAGCGATACCGGCGAGCATAGTCGCACGGAACTCGCCGTCGGCGGTCGTGAGATCGATCTCGCCGTCGACGGTCAGCACACGCGCGCCGGAGTCGGTAATCTCGATTAGGTCGCGCGTGGATCGGAGGAGCCGGTCAAGGTCGACCGCGACGACGACATCTGCGGCGCCGTTGCGGAGGTCTTCCAGCATCTGGTGCCATGCAGTTCCGGGGCCCCGCCGCTTCGCGGCACTCGTGTCGTTGTCCTCGTAGACCATGCCTACGGTCCAGCCTTTCGCCTCGATCAGGGCGGCACAACGCTTCTTCTGGTTGACGATACCCTCCGCTACGTCCTCGGACTGGCGGGCGTATATCGCGGCAAGGGTGTGTAAACGGGTCATGCATCTAATCGTAGTTTCTGCCAGCGGAACCGCCTCATTGCCGCCTTGGCTTCCGTCACGGTGGTGGTTGAGGCGCGGTGGAGATCGGGGGCGCTGAATACGGCCCACCACGCCGAAAGCCTGGGCCGGGCCGTGGGTGCCGTCCCC